GTATAGATACGATGTAGGTATAAAATATTTCGCTAATCCTTTTATAACGTATCAAACAGATTATAGACGCGTTGTAGATATTACCCCAGACAGGGTGTTGTTGGATTCTATTATCTATTGCGATATTCCGTATTTGAATACAAGTGGATATTCGGAAAGGCATAAAGCAAAAGAATTTAATCATGAAGAGTTCTATGAGTTTTGTCTTGATTCAAAATATCCTATCTTTGTGAGCGAATATTATATGCCAGACGGTTTTACTTGTATCGGAGAGATTGAAAAGAAATGCTCTATGAGTATGTATTCAAACTCAAAACAAACCGTTGAGAAATTGTTTATTCAGACTAAGTTTTACGATTGGTATAAAAAGGAAATGGGTTATGACGATTAATTATTACGAGGGATGCTTTGGTCCAGAGCTTGAAATAGACGGAAAACTTGTAAACGAAAGCGGAGAGTTAGATAAAGAGTTAATGAAAGAAACTTTGTTGCATCTTATCAATAGCGACCTGCTTGACGAATATGACTACTTTGATTTTTTCGATAGACTCACTTCTAATCATGATTTGTCAGAAGATGAATTGAGTTATTGCGAGCAATGTGGCGATTATAATTATACGAGAAAGACGGTGTTTTAATGAATAGACCAATTTATTTATGTATGAGCAAATTACCAACTCCACCAAAATCAAATGACAATATGGAAGAGTATAAGATTAAGATTAAAGACGATTACTTTATTAAAGAGGTAAACCGTATTACAAAAGAGATTACAGTAAGCAAAATCAAAGGTGTAGAGAACTTTGAAAAAGCCGTAGAGTACTTTGAAAAAGACGGATGCGATGCCTATTCTGTTGCGATTGTTTTTGCAGACTATCAAACAGAGATTGAAGCGTTTGCAAAACTTCTTACTATCTACAAATGGAAGTACGAAACAGTTTGGTACGATATGTGGCAAGAGCAAGAGCAAAACAAAGACAAGAAGTTTTATGCATTAACGTATGATGCTAATAATCTTGCTCCTAAGATTGTCAAACTTATGAATACGCGCAGAACGTTTGAGTTCCCAACACGAGAGGAGGGTGAAAAATTCTTAAACGAGAATATTAATTACATTGAGAGAGCTAACTTTCTAATTTAATTTGTATCTTTGTAGTGTCAAAAGGGAACAGATTTAGTTTAACTTTTTAATAACTTGTAACTTGGGGATTGAGAGGGAATTTCCGTGGGATATGATGTCAGCAACAATTCTCCCTTTTGACACATACGGTGCTTGGTTTTGCTTCGTGGGGGTTCGATTCCCCCAACCGTGCTATTATTAATCATTTATTGTATAACCGTTTTTTTACATCGACACGCGCAATATTTGATTGATTCTATCTTCGCTCCTTGTCAGGTTGGAGTGAGAAAGTCGGTAGTTTAAAGGTAGAACGCCCGATAGCGCGTCGGGAGATTGACGTTCGAATCGTCACCGACTACAAATGTTTTTGGATTTTCATAATAGTGATGTGTTTTTGTTTTCATGTTGTTTAATATTTATTGATAACTAAGGGTCGGAGTTCGTGAGAATCCCGACCCTTTCTTTTATCTACTACCCTCGAAAATCTTTTGGATAGCATCTACGTCTTTACTATTGAATTTGACACCTCCAATTTCAAGAGGCTTCTGCGAGATGAACTCTTTTAATGCTCCAAAATAATCACTTGCATCGCATAAGAAATTTCCGTCTTTGTCAAAAAGCATTTCTATATACGTGCCGTACTTTGAGTTCTCTAAAAAATTCGATATAACAACTTTGGCAAGAGCTTTCGAGGCAACACCAAACTTGATGCCGAATAAACTTGTTCCTACATCGCTCAAATGTTCGATAGTAGAATTAATCAATAAGTCTTTGTCTAACATACGATAATTAGTCCTTTAAAAATCAACAAATCAAGCATTACCATTGCTTGGTTTATTAGGTTTCTTGCTATTTCCACCATGCTCTAACTGATTTAGAAGTTCGGGATTTCTATCAAGTAATTCAAGAAGTTTATCAACCCTATCTTTCTTGTTTTTACTTTCAACCGCCACAAATTCAGCAATAGTCTTGGTTTCGTTTAATAGATTAGCTGCACACGATTCTCCTATCTGTGATGCAAGATATTCGTTAGAGTATTTCTGCGATAAGAACTCCATGAATCCTGCATCATACATATTCTTTGCGGCAACAAATCTATCATTTGAAGTTAGGTTTTGCATCTCTTCTTTTGACAGTCCACTAAGCACCTCGTTTAAGGCTTTGATATGTTCCATTCCTCTACTTTGTTGTTGTTGGAATAGATTTACTTGGTTGAACTGTTGCATTTGATTCTGCGCGATTTTAGGTAGGTAATCCGCCATGTTAGTCGCGCCAGATGCGGCAAATTGTTTAGCGTCAAATATCATTACGATTCAAGATTTTGGCAAGGATAACTTGTAGTTGGATTAGTCACGTAAGACGATTGTACCGCTTTACAAGCAGGCTTAACACCTGTTGTCTTGCCAGCATCCGCAACATACGCATTGTAAGCTTGAAGCCCTGTCGTTCTAACATCTGTTGTAGGAGTGTATGTAGTTGTTTGTGGTATAGATGTGGTATTTACAGTCGCGCTCCAAACCAAAGAAAACGCATCAAGTGCAGTCGTATTATTTTTAATAACGCAGTACTTTACAAAATTTTTCCAATCCGAAACATTATCTTTGCACGGATAAGAAGAGTACACAGTAGTATATCCGTTGTAGGTATCTACTTTTGCTTTCTGGTCAGTAGAAAGGCTCGCGTAGGCAGCTTGATAAGCCGCGTCATAAGTTGAAGTAGTGGAGCTTGACGCCCCACCACCGTTACTTATTGAAATCTCTAATTTGGGCAACTTTGGATTTACAAACATTGCACCATTCTTAACTTGAAATAATTGCTTCATTACGTAGTTACTTTATCGGCGTTATTACTGTCAGGTATGCTACCGTCGGTATAGGTTACTTTATTACATTTCGCAGTAGTTAAAACAGGTGATTTATTTACTACACCGCAATTCTGAACATAAACGTTATATTGGTCTATAATAGTCTTACGTGAGGATTGTCCAGGTGAGTATGTTGTTACATTAGTTGAAGAATCCGTAGAAGAAGACCAAGTAGCGTATTTATTAGACCATGTAGAGAAGAATAAGTAGCAACTTGCAGTATCACCAACAGAAACCTTAAACTTAATAAAGTTGGCAAGGTCGTCCGATTCTTTACAAGGATAAGAGTCTGATGTTGCAGAATTAGTGTAGAATGATTCATCCCACATAGCGCCTGATGCTTTTGCAAACACAGCTTGCGGAACACTATTTTGTGTTTCGTTTGAATCCGCTCTATGGAAGCCTAAAATCTTGCCAAATCCATTGTTATTCTGCATTCCGTAATAACGGTCATAGAACTTCATAGCGTTTAGAGCATTAGCCATTGTAGCGTAAAGTTGACAAGGAGGAGCACCAACTCCAATGTTGTTTTGTTTGTCAAGAGTACTATCTTGTGCAAACCCACAAAGTACAGAATGATGATACCATTTATTTTCTGTATCATTATAAAACTTCCCCGATATTCTCGCAATAGTTTGTAGCCATATACTTGCCCAAATATTACCGTGATGACCATTTCCATAATTTGGAACAGTGGAGTTAGAGCCGCTAATTTCAGGACTTGTTTGAATCCAATTGTTTGAGTCTTTAACCCATGTACCGTAGTCGAATATAAACCACAACAAACAGTCAAGAAGCGTTTTGCTATCTTTATTTGGAAGTTTCCAACACCAATTAGTGCGTGAATATTGTGTACCTCCGATAACTTGACCTGTGTTAGGGTGATAGAACATACCATTAGTACTTGCTCCGTTCCCTACAATCATCCAAGTACCCCACCAAGTAGGAGCCGTAAAGTCAGAATAGTCGCCTTTTGTTACAGTACCAATTTCAAGACCTTGCGCATCGCTATCTGTTATAGTCTTAAACAAATTCTTGCAAGTGGTTATCTGTTCATCAAGTTTGTGCATATTACTACATCTTGAAGCATTATCGCCAAACAAGATAAACATATACCATTCGTTAGTAGTTTTACCAAACCTATTCTTCCAAACCCAAGGCATATTAGAATAAGTATTTTCAAGCATATAACATTTACCTGCAAGAGGATAAACGGCAGTAGAGGTAGTTGTTAGATAGCATTTGTTTGTCGACGTACAAGTAGAGTTAAATTGACTTGAAGTATCGGATGAAATAGGAGTTGAATTATCTGGCATAGTCCAATTTCCATCCCAATACTTCTCTACTTCTGTTTTGATGCTTTTATCAAACGTATCTATATCAACAGTAGCCGTAGCGAGATATGTATTAAGGTTGTTCCAAGCTGTAAGATACGTTGAGTTATTAGCCATTTGACACCAAGCCTCGTAAATGGTCATTTCCTTTCCGTTTACGGTCTTGTTAGGATATGCACCGTTAGCATCCTTACCCCAAGCATCTCTAAACTCTTGCGTAATACCGTCGCAATAAGTACCAAGATTAGAGCAATAGGACTTCTTGTGAGCTATACATAATGTTCTTGCTCCGTTAGTTCCTTTCTTCTCAAACTCACTATTGCTTGTCGAAGTTCCAAGAGTAGGATATTTTTGATTCAAATCCCACTTATACCAATCATGAATCCAATCCAAAGTTACTTGAACGTTGTCGACAGTAGAGCCAAGCTTACCTAATACCCAAGAAACATACTCACACCATGTTGTAGTGCAACCACCCGAACTCTTCATGTCCTCCCATGTTTCATAGGCGTAACCGTCATTTTTATAATTATCCCAAACATCTGGCTTAGGATATTTAATATTACATTCACGTGTTACTGAAACATTAGGTAGACCCGCTGCCACCGCTTTTGCAAGAGCCGATTTAAACTGCGTATCTGCGTCTGTAAGCTTTGCAATATCAAGTTTGGAAGGATTGCTTATCCAAGCTTTATAAAGCTCATCTGCGGCATTCTGAGCGGTTTTAGAGGTATATTTAGAAAGATAGACAAGTTGGTGGAAATAGTTGGCATACTGAAAGTACGTTGTAGGATAGCCACCTTGCGTAGGTGTATATGCTTCTATTCCGTTCTTTTCGTAGTCGTCGAGGTTAGATAAGATAGTGTTCATTAACTTATCCGTAGCCTCAAAGATTGTTACGTCACCGCAATTAAGCTGGAATGTTTTCCATTGCTCTTCCGAATATCCCAACAAACTAAACGTCGCAGGAACATTCATTGCATCAAGAGGAATATTGAAACAATCGGAACAAGCAGGGTCTTTCTTTTGCCCTGTCACCTTTTGCCAAGTTCTATATTTTTCATAAATACTTCTCTTATCTTCAAGTGATAATTTATCGTAGTATTCATCGTAGAAATTATTCTTTTCTGTTGCATGATTATCAACCATCCAACGGAAGAAATGATACCAATCACCACAAGTAGAACATGGGTATCTTGAAGATTTAAGAGCTTGCGGTAAGTCTGCGCATTCAGTATGTAACACTAATGTATCATCTTCTTCTTGCCATGCGTTAAAGTCAAGCCACAAAGAGCGTTTATCGTCAAGACTTAAACTATCATAATCCTCAAACCACTTGTCAAAGTCTACCGTGACCATTTGAGATGCTACCGTTGTTTTATTCTTGTTTCTCAAACGATGCTCGTAAATATCTCTACACTCACTTGACGGATAGTTTTTAGACTTAATATCGTCTGGTAAGCAATGTATAGTTTTGTCAAGAGCAACATAAGAAGAAGCTGCGCGTGTAACCTTAACTGCGGTAGTTTCTTTTTGCCATTCATAGTAGTCATAGAAGAGTTGTCGTTTGTCAGATGCGGATAGCGTATCATAACTAAACCAATTCTTACCTCGGTTATAGCCTTTTGTTTCTGCATCCCATTTCAAATACTCATACAAATCCGAGCAATACGTTGACGGAAAATCTTTTGGTTTTATATCGTCTGGCATCGCATTACACGTTTGACAATTTGTATTTGTAGTAGAAGAGGTAAAATCGTAGAGGTGAATGAAGAGGTGTCTTTTATCACCGTCACTCAAACTCTTGTAGCTGTACCACTTCTCTGGATTGTAAAATTCATCGCTATTTACAAACGCCCTACAAAATTCTACGTAATCATACCAACATTCACCTGTGATAGGACAGCTTGCGGCTACAAGTTCTGTTGGGAGTCCAACAACTGTTGTACACGTAGTAGCACTTGTTTTTCTCCATTTGTTAAAGCTGTAAAAACAGTTTCGCTTGTCAGCATCAGATAGAGAACTATAATTAATCCAATTAGTAGAATTACCATAAGTAGTATCGGTCCAATTTAGATATTTGTAAGTGTCCTCACAGTTTGAACAAGGAAATTTAGAAGTGAGATAAGAGTTGCAAGGAGCACAGTCCGTACATATCTTACCGTTGGCGGTCTGTTGAAAATCATAATAACTTCGTAGTGCTGCTATCTTATCCGTATTGCTCGCCGAACTCCATAGCGAGAAATATACTTCGTAATCGCTATAAAGCGAAAAGTTATGCCATGATTCACAATCTTGACAAGGGTAAGAGGCAGGAGATAATAGACACTTAGTATAACTATCAATATCATCAATCTTTTTGCATTTAGGTTTATTGACTCCACTTGTATTGTAGTTATTCCAAGACGCCGTATAAGTGTTATAAGCCTCTATAATTGACTTTCTATATTCATTTGATAGTATATCCCAATCAAACCATTTAGAGAAGTCTGAGGGCAATTTAGACGTGTTATTTGCGTCGTTATTATATTGTGTTACAAACTCAATGAAATTGCGCCAATCGGATAGATTTTGACAAGGATAGTTAGGAGGTAGATTGTTTTCGGGTGCTTTGCGCCATGCCTCCCTTTCATCTTCCGTCTTAACACACCAATCAGATGCACTACCTTGAAAATGACTCGGTACTGTTTTCAAAAAGTCTATATAGGTCTTACAGTCTTTCCAACACTTACCCTCATTAGCGTCATTGTATTTGTCGGGACTTGTAGGTGCTTTTGCGCAAAATGCTACATAAGAATTACAATCACCTATCCAATCGGGATGTTTATTACACCAATCATCATCGCCAGCAAGAGATAGTTCAACGTCGGATAATTTCGTAGTAGACCATGCAACATCAATATTCTCGACGTCTTTTTTTTGTTTCGGCTTTTTCACTTCTGGAAATAACCAAGGAGAAACAGGAATACCACTCATAAAAATAAATTTGATTTAAAATAGAAAATCCCCCTCCCGATTACAGGAGAGGGATTTGTTAGCACTAAACTACGTTAAGGATTCGTAGTAGTGGTTGTGCTCGTTGTAGACGATGAAGCCTTAACGACGTCAATCGTATACTGCGGCATGGTTGGGATGCCCGAGATAATCGAACTCCAAGGCAGACCTACAACACCGTCGACTTTCTGAGCGAGAGCCGCCTGCGTCTGGAGAGCAACAGTATTCAAGTTAGAGGCAACCTGTGCAATCTTGTTGTCTGCGTAACGTTCAGAACGTTCACGGCAGAGTTCGAGATAGATAGGAAGCGAAGCTTGAATAGCGGCGTTGCTTTCTTGAAGTTTGCCAATCATACTATTCAGCGCAATAAACGTGTCATAGTCGCCTTTCTGAATAGCGGTGTTCGTATCACCGATAGACTTCTGGATGCCTACATTCTGCAACCAAAAGAGGTCTTTGTCAACTGCGTTAGCAACGGCATTAGAGCCACCACCAAACATATTCCCAAGACCCCCATTCAAGAGTGCAAGAGCTGTACCTGCAATCCCAAAGCCAAGACCTGTGCCAGCAACAGACTTAGAAGCATAATGCTTACCGCTGTTTTCTACCATTTCAGCCATAAGAGATAGGATTTAAGTTTAACTTCACTCTAATAGTAGAAAACAGACCGCCAAAATTAACTTGTTAGAATATCATTCGTCTTATTCTTTGCAATATCAATTATCGCATTAATTTCCTTTCTTAATATCTTATCTATCTTTGACCTTTCATTAACTCTTTCTGAGGCTACAATTAGAGTTGTCTTATTCAACCTCAAAATAGTTGCAATATCGGAGTATCTCAACCCGAACAACATACGAATAACATACGTTAGAACGCCCCTTGCCTCGGCGACGTCGTTCCTTGATTCGCTTCCTTTTCGTTCACACACGCTAACGCCATAGCGTTCTTCTACTATCTCCTTGATAGTTAGAATGATAACTCTCTTAGTTTCGGTCATAACAATTAAGAAAAAAGATATTAATTATAAGATTAAACAATATAGGGGAGAACATTGTTTATGCCCCCCCCCTTATATCTACTTAGTATGAATAAGACGTTTTTTATTTATATCTATTATTGAAGTAATCTGCGAATACATCTTATTCTTTGTAAAGATAGAAAACTTTTTTAATATTGAAACAAATTCACTCAGAATAATTATCGAGGAAGTCAACTTTAAAAAATGGTCTTCATCAAAAGGTATCACATAATCGTCTACAAGTTTGCTTAACACTATAATGATAATGCTAAAAGCAAAGTCATAGAGTACTCCTGCCAAACTAACGTTATATCGCTTGTTGTGGTTTGTTCTGAATTTTATCTTTATACATATTGTCAATAAGGCGTTGACTAAAAAGAAGATTGCCAAGGCAAGCATGACGTCTTTTGTAGCCGCCAATATCGACACTATATACAAGACAAATACAGTAAAATAATTGTTTATGAACTTAACCATATACAACTCTAAACTCTTCGTTTTTAAGATTGTCCTTTAAACCCCAACCAAGAGTAAGGTATTCTACGATATGATTTAGACAAGCTTCATAAAACTCTCTCATCTCAGCACGCGACTTAAATGTCTTATAAACAGAAGAGCCATTATCATCCTCGCCAATTTTAAGCGTGACAGGGAGATTTTCTCCCCCTGTCTGAATTGCAAAGTCATAAATAGCTTTCCAATTCTGCTGATTTTCTTTTGATAAATATACCTTAACATCATCCCAAACAAAACTTGTTATAATTCTGTTTTCGATATATTCATTGATAATCTCTTCGAGTTTTTCCTTGCATTTATCTTCCGTTTCGGCATATACAACAAACGTCATAGTACACTCTTCGTCATACGGAACTTTGCCATAATGCATCTCTACAAAGTGTTCGGAATAGCGATAAATCTTTGACTCACCGTCACCATTCTTTATAAAACTATAATTTCCCATTATATTACTTTATTTCAAAATCTCCGTAATAACAAACATTGTAACCAAAACATTGCAAGCGATGACCAGCCCAAGGCATTTCGCCGAGTGATAATAATTGACCACCTATCATATCCCTGTCAGATGAATTATTAAAATTATGTTGATAATAACCGTCACCTTGAAAAATCATTGTCATAACATTGATAAAATCAGCACTACCTGAGTTTGTTTGAATCATTCCTGTTCTAAGACCGAGCGAAAAGTCTGTTGTAGTAGTACCTCGTGGTATAATATCGCAATGCTTCCCAAAACGAATATGCAACAATGCTTTATTTATATAAGAAGTGTTGAACGCAAATGAATAAGAATTAGCTTTTGCGCTGCTTGACAATCTTGTGTTTAAGATTCGCTCAGTTCCGTTTTTAAAGTCTTTGATTACAATCTTGTCCCAATCATCTTCTCTATCCGTAAGAGGAACATTAAAACTATTCTTTTCTGCTTTGTTATAAGAAGATACACCAAACAAAAGACCGTCAACAAAAGAATTTTTAGCAGGGAAATCTCGTATGCCCTTAAAACACGTGTAGTTATCTTTTTTGTCGTTAACGTTCGACGTGAAGTTATTTGGTGGAAGAGTTGTATTTGTACCTTGTTTGCTGGTAGTGAAGAACGCTTTGCCGCTAACAGAACCAGAATAACACATCAACAAAATGATAAGGTCTTTATACTCTTCGTACCCTACCATATTCCAGCCTTGACCCTTAGCTCGACACATATAGTACCAATTGACAAGTTGGAATAAGTTTGCATCGGTAGGGAAAGTAGTTGTCGTAGGCGTCATGGTTTCATCAAGAACCCAATTAGCCATTTTGTATCTGTCAGTTTGTGTTTGCTGCTCAGAACTATTCTTTGTAGCTTTTGGCAAAAGGTTTGGTAATTCTTTATAATCCCAATTCGGTCGTTGACCTATAAGGAACTGTTTTCGTTCAATCCATTCTTCTACGCATTCATCCGTATGACCAACGCAAAGATAAATATTTTTTCCTTTCACGCTCGACAACAAAGCTTTTGTCGCACTCGACGGAACAGTGAATACGATATATTCAATACCGTCGAAATTATAACTTGCATTCATACCTTGGTAGCCAATACAAGTATCATCGTCACCAAAGAAAGCGCAACCTGTAATTTCTTGGCTATTATCAACATCAAGTCTTACATAATCTACACCATCTACATTCAAAACAAAAGTGTCATACGATTTATTTTCGTATCGAGTATAATCATCCATCGTAAATGAATTTATATCATCCTCGTCTGCATAAATAATAACACCTGTTTCTTTTGAGATAATAGTACCGTCCATTTCATTAGCCAACGCTCTATTAGGGTCGCTCGGTTTCTTGTACGCTATATAGATATTCTGTCTATTTTCAAGAATATTCTCTACACCTTTATACCAATATGTAGGTATAATCTTGTAAAGCTCCTTGTCTGAATTGTAAGCCTCGCCAGACGATTTATACGTTAACAAGTCGTCGTTAAGCTCTTGGAACGTACAAGTTTTTCGTGTTCTCGAATAAGTGACAGCACCCATAGGTGAACCGTCCCAAATGCGTTCGCTATGACCGCTCGCAACGTATGTATTGCCGTAGAGGTAGCCTGTCTTATTATCGTGGTTGGAAACACTAAACGAAGACGTTGTATTTGTGGAGATAGAGTAACAAGAGTATTTAGAGTTGTAGATATTAAGCTCCTTATAGAACTCTTGATATTCCGCAATCTCATCATCACTAAGATTGTAGTTAAATTCATACGAACCTGTAATAGCAGGATATGAAACCGCGCTACCGTCCTCGTCAAGACCGCCAAGATTCTTGTATTTTTCCAAGAATGAACCATCACCGTACAAGTCTACGTTTTCAAGTCGGATTCGTTTGAGGTTAGGACATTTAGCGATAATAGCTTCAATATCAATTCTCGGACAGTTTGCAATTTTAATAACCTCTACCGTGTCCCAATTTTCAAGAGTTAAATCTTCCGTTTTGAGATTTGGGAGAGTATTAAGAGTGAGCGTCTTGATATTAGAGCCAAGGTGCATCTCTTTAATCTGGCACCCTGCCGCAAGTACTACCGACTGAACATTAGTGCCTCGTGCATCAAGGTATTGAAGTCTTGACTGTCCCTCAAAGTTAAGTTCAGTTGAAGATAAAGTACCTGTCTTAGCATTACGCTGTCCATTAAGATTTACCCTTGTAAGCTTAGAACAGTTGTCCAATACCAAGCACCAACCCGACGAATAAACACCGCCAACTGCATCTGTAGAAGCATCAATCTCTTCGAGAGCCGTACACTTGTTAAGGTTGATGTCGCCTGTGATAATATCCGCAAGGTCTGTCAAGTCGAGGATTTTAATTCGGCTTGCACCGTAAACACGAATAGGGTCGTTAACTGTGTATGCTGCCGAGAAGCTCATCGTTACAACTTCATCCGTATCTGCCTCTACCGCAGGGAAAAGGTAAGGAGCATTGTTCGTGCCGTAACCAAAGAAGTAACGCTCAGACGCCGTAATTCTCAAAAAGTCCATTGTGTCTGTAGCTTTTCGCGTGAGGTACATATCAATGTTATCCGAACGGAAAGCGGCTGTATTGTATTTGGCGTCAATATACATATATCGGTTATCGAGATACCAATGACGGAACGCTTTCTTATCACCTTTCAAAGCGTAGATATACGGATATTTAACCACATTACCGTTGATGGTAACGCCCTCAGTCTGCGGCTTAATGTACTTCATTTCGCCAGACTTGTTGTACGTAGTAGCACACCAATTGTCAGAAATCTGTTCTTCGAAAATCTGATATACAAGCTCTTTGCTAAGCTGTGTTCTAAGCGTGTCCATTTTATCTTTAAGCTCATCTTCGAGGTTAGCAAGAATAAGACACCAAAGTACAGAGTCGTGACCCTCAAACGCATATTTAGATTTCTCAGAATCCCAAGTATCTCTACTCATCAAGTAGTCGTAAGCGAGCATAGAGTCATTTCTGTCACCCATCTGGGTGTCACCGTCGTAATAGAACACACCCCAAATCTTACCGTCAAACGTATGCCAAATAGTATTCTTAACACGTTGGTCGACCATGCCATGAAGCTCTGTAAAGCAATACCAACCAAGAGTTAAGTTAGGGTCGATATAATCTTTATATTCGTCTTTAAACTTCTGCGAGATGAAAGTGCTAAGGTTATCATAGTCTGGCTCAGTAGGAGCGCAATCTCTAATCCAACCCCAAAATCTAAGGATAGCATTTCTTCTGTCTTCATCTACATCCGCCCAAGTCATATCTTTTGGATAGTTGAATTCAAGAGCGTCCTCGAACTGTGCATTGAATTGGTCGCTAAGACCAAGCTCGGACTGAAACAAACAAAGAGGTTGCATATTGTTCAACATTTCGAGAGCAATAGGCAATTCGTTCTCTTCGTCAGTCAAACCAAGCAAGTCATACCAATCCGACTTATCATTATTGAGGTTATACTGTCCGTAGTAAACAGGAGTATCAATTTCTGTTTCGGAAGCAAACACATCGACAGGGAAACCGTAGATAGCATTGCGCTTATTCTTATCTCGCTTCTGTGCAGGGGTGGTCCATTTAAGAGCCTTACAAACCTTATCCCAAAGAAGAGCACCACCTGTATTCTGTGTCATAGATGCGTCCGAGTAGTCCGCCTTAGCACAGAACACCGTAGCAAGAGGCTGTCCGTCGAGAAGAGCAAAGGCGTTAACGTCTTGCAGTTCGCCGTCAATCCAAAGTTCTGGCTCTTGTCCTTTTGCTACATAAATACGGTAGTTCTTCGACGGATATTTTGTAGACGACGTACCTTGAATACGAATATTCACATTACGCAATTCAATGTATCTACCGTCTGGCATCCAAATCTGAATAACATCGCAAAGGAAGTCAGTCTTTTTGTTATTCTCAGCGTTAACAGGTTCAAGACCACCTGCTCTAATAAAACGGATAACAGACTTGCCTTGCGCTCTTAATGCTTCAAAAGAAACCGTTTCGTCGTCATTATTGATATTATTCTCGTTGTAGAGATTAATCATCTCTTCCGTATCTGTGCGAGAGTATATATAGTTGTCAAGCACTTCACGGTCAGAAAGTGGTCGTTCATATACGCGAACGTTTCTAACTTTGAGATTAGCTTTTGAAGCCGTGATACGGATTGGTTCGTTATCTTCTATTTGGAAAATATCTGAGCTATTATAAACGTCAGCTGCAACTCGATAACCGTTTACATAAAGCTCCATAAGTCGACCCTCGGTTTTCTTTCCGAGAACAAAGGTTGCTCTATTCCATTCATCCTCACCATACTGACGACCTACACCAACAGGCTGAACAGTCTTGTTGCCGTCGTCGTCTTCTACCTCTTTTGTAGACCCAGAATAAAGAGAAGCCTTTTCTGCCGTTACTTCAAACCCTACGTTATTAGCATAGCAAGAGATAAGAGCCTCATCCTTGTCGGAAGCATTAGAGGTCATATATTCAAGTTCAATTGTAGCTCCGCTCGTAGAGGCATCTTTTGCAAATACATAATAAGGAATTTCAATAGAAGCTCCATTTTTAATCGTAATTGATTCACCGTCCCAACCGTCAGAACTCCAATCGAACCCCGAAAACTTACATTCATATCCATTGTAGACCCAAGTATTTTTGGTAGCCTCACTATTGCTTCTACCCTCAGCGTTAAGGTCTAATGTAATACCGTAAGTAGTATCTACAATATCAACAGAAGAAGCCTCGACAGCGAGATATACGTTAGATGAATAATCCTCACACTTAAACACGATAGTAAAGTCACCTGCCGTTTTGCTTCGTCCAGAATAGCTTTGTTTTCGTCGAGAAACGCTTAACGACTTGTCGTCAATATAAAGAGTAGCCGTAACATTGTTAGGGTCATACACGGCATAATCAAAGCTATACTGTTGGTATTGTTCTACAAAAATCTTGCTTGCCTCAGTCTGTGATTCGCCAGACATCATATATGCAATCAAAGGAGTAGACAAACCTGTTTTAAAGAACTCGATATAAATGCCGTCAGACAAAAGCTCATCCGACGTACCTTGCTCTACTGCCGCTTGCATAAACGCTGTATGCTTGCCGATAGTAAGACCGTTCATTGAAACGGAGAAAGACCCATTAGTAGTACCGCTTCGGTTTACCTGTGCCGTATCATACTGTTTTCCGTCAACAGAAAGCGTAATCAATTTACTACCCGAACCCTTAATGGTATATGGGATAGTCATTGTTGCGTCATTTGCATAACCTCCGTCCGCTACCGAGTTGTAGATATTATACGTAGTAGATAAGTCAAGCTGCAAGACTTTGATAGTGACGTACGACTGTTTGCTTTGTGTCTTATCTGTGAGTGGATTTAACGCCGTAGCTTTAAGGTAAATTTCAACAGTACCAACACTAAGGTATTTAGTCAAGTCAAGAGTATAAGTACCTGCCGCAACATCCGTCAATGTTTCCGAGTATAAAACAAGAGTACCGAGCTTAACTTCAATCGAAATAGTACCTTTCTGCCCTGTTGACATACCTGCATCTTCGCCCGATGAATATTGGTGGTCGTAGAAGTAGGTCAAGACAGAAGAGCCGCCCTCTTTAATAATAGACTTTGATACAGATGCATTAAGAACTACTTTTGCGGTAGTGCTTTCACCGCCGCCACCGCCTCCCGAACCAGCAGGGATAGTAAATTCTGTAATAACATCTTTCTTACCCATAAGCTTGACGGTAACAAGATTGTTCTCTTCGTCAATCTCTACGTCGCTGCCTTCAAGGGTGTTCGCTTCAATCTGCTCAAACTTTGTGGCAACAACAGAGTTTTGAATAGCGTTAGTAGATTCAGTATCAAGAGAGTCGTCAATCTCTACTGAGTTGAATTTGATATTAACTATACCATCATCATCAATCTCGGCTTCTTCTCCGTTAACTGTAATACCCTGAATCTTTCCGACACCGTCCTCTAAGAGAGCATCAATGGCATCTACTCTGTCAGCAAGTTCCTTTCCTTTGTTGCCTGCATATGCTGTATCAGACGTTTCGCCAAGTGCAACACCCTTACTGTCTACTGCCTCTATCTTTTGTTCAATCTCAAAGTTTTTGTCAGACCAATCAGAGATGTTAACCTTGCCGTCAAGAGTTGTTTTGATATTTGTTATATTGCTTTTAATATCACCAATAGTCTGGTTTAAGCAAAGCAACTCTTCTACGATATATTCAATGGTAGATGCAAGATTTGTGTCTGACGGAAAATCCTCAAACACTTTTAAAACCTCTTGAATCTTATCTACAACACCGTTTTTATTCTCTTCATAGATAGAATAGAAATCCTCGTAGACCTTTTCCCATTTATCTTTCTGCGATTGCGTAACATGAATCTCTCCGTTCGTAGCGTGAGCTTGAAGCTCTTCGTTCAAAACGCGACCCATGTTGGCAGACAAAAGTTCACGTGCGTTATCAGATTCGAGATTATCAATAATAACCATCATTCCGACAGCTCGTTTTGCGATAACCTCAATATCATAATCGCTAAGGTCAGTGTCGCTATTGTCTGGCAGATATGTGACTTTGCCGTTAAATACGCCTCCAATTGTAGCAAAGCCATTAGGATAAAGGTCTGTTCCGTCGATAACACCACCAAGGCTTCCGCTAACAATATCAGCGCCATTTATTGTAATTAATTCACTCATATATTAATAGTTTCAAGTGTAGCTTTAAAATCTCCTCTAACAATCTTATCCTGCAAAGCATCTGGGAACATATCACTCGTGATACCGATGTTAAGCGAATAGACAATATCTCCGTCCATTAAATGTTTTAATTTGTCAGACGGAATAACAACAATAAGAGTGTTATGGCTCTTAACAAGCAGACCGCCTGTTTCTGAACTAAAAGCATCTTCGGGTGTTCCAATATGATACTCGTATACAATAGATGCGTCATTTTCTTGTGTAAAAACAATAATCTTCAAGTATGCAATATTGAACAAAGACAGGTCTTTAAAATAGATAAGTCCAACAAAGTCAGACCCCCTATAAATAGTAGACCGCTCTTGCTCAGTTATGTACTCTTCCATTTCATCTGGAAGAATCTCCACTGCCCTCGACGTAAGTAATGCGGCTCGGTTGTTTGCGTAAGTAATCATTTATTATCAAAGTATTTAATAACTAACTTGTCAAAATGTGCAATAAAAGAATCAAGCTTTTCTTCAAGCTCTTTTATCTTTTTATCTCTAAGCTCTATTTTCTTATTGATAAGTTCTATCTTATTAATTAATGACTCTTTTTCCATTAGCTCGGATAATATAATGTATTATATGAATCTGCGTCGTCGTCAAATACGTTGTCTGTAGAGTCTGATGCTATACCATAAAGTTCAGAATTGCCAACAATAGAGTTAATAACAAAAGATTCTTGCGTCTTGATACTTCCGTCAAGATAGGAAATGTTGTATTCTCTTGTATTTGAATCTCCGTCTTTGTAGTAAGTAGTAAACAAAGCTCGTGCAACATACAACGTATGAAGCAGTCTAATCTCCTCCATAGCATCCGCCATTTCTGGAAATTGTGTTTCATCTTCGAGGTGATACAACATAGTTTGATAAAAACTATCACCCAAGATGCTACGCAACTCAATACGCTGTGTCATAGATATAACGGCAGCAAGGCGTTTTGTGTCTACTTGAAATGGAAGAGGATAATTTTCCTTAAAGTAAGAATCGTCAATTACTAATGTCATTTCTTATTTGATTTAGAGGTTGCTTTTGGCTCGGTCTTTGCAGGCTCACTTTCGGAATCTTCACTATCCCCCTCAGCCTGTGTATTCTTTGTGCCAAAGTCGATTTCCACATCCTTAATAGTAAGTTTCATTTCTAATTCTTTATACTTAGGACACTTATCAATAATAGCTTGAAATGCACTCATGATAAGTTCTCGTGTAGGAAGAGTTTCGGTCACTCGGAAGAGTTCGTATGCCGTTTGAAGTTCATTACCTGTGCCGCCAAGTTTACCTGCTACCATGATACCGAAAAGTGTTGGCGAAGTAACATTGTGGGCTGTCAAAATCTTAGCGTCATTAAGCTGTGCCATAACGTCAATCATCTTATCGAGATTCTGCGTTTCAATCATATGGAAGTCGGGAGCATCATCCTTTTTCTTAATCCAAGAAATCATGACTTGCTCACCGTCACTACCCTGAAAGTTATTCTTGAACTTTTCGGCTTCCGTTCTCTTTTCGTCAACACTCATATTGCGTCCGATAAACGTAGCAATAAATTTAGGACTAAATCCGTTTCTCGCAGAATTGAAAATCGTCTTACCAAACTCAAAGTCAGCCGCGATAAAGTAGTACGCACCAAGATAATTTGGAATACCATAATATTCGGAGCTTGACATAGGATTTTTGATATAGTAGAATTGACGTACAGAAGATTCGTTGAGTGGGTCAAATGCGTCAATCTTCTCTTCTTTGATAGGGATAGCCTTTGAGGTACCTCGTTTAAAGCCACAAGTGCGTGTTACGTAGTAGTTTACTTCATTAGTCTTATTATCTGGCAGCCCACATCGAAGATTTTGCTGAGAAATAACCTTAATAGAAATAATAGCGTTAAAGCCAGCGTCGTAAGTAACGTCAAGACCAACACCACCGTCTTTTTCGTAAAAGTAAGCAGCTCGCTTAATAACGTCGTAAAGAGTTCTACCTGTACCTCCAGCGCGTTGTTTAAAAGCACTCCATTCAAGAAACTCTGTTGAGGTTTCATCGCCAAGTGATTCTTCGCCCTCGACAATAAGCTCGTTTCCTGCGACCATTTTTGCTTTCTTAGATAAGATGCCAGAGTGTGTTGCGCTTTGATAAAGAAGAGCATCATATACAAGGTCAAGTTTATCATCAGAGCCATATTTGATATAGTCGTAACTGTCAATCTTGCCGACTTTTGGTGTGTAGTTGGCGGTGTATGCACTCTCTACCGCAGGGTTCAAGTCACCGTCAGACCATGTAGTCGACACTTCCAAATTTGATGCTGCAAAGGAGTTCTTGATGCGTTTAACGCCCTCTCCTATTGCTTTGCTAAATAAATTCTTCATAATACGTTTGCAAGAGTTGTGTAAACAGTATTGAAGTCCTTAGAATAGAATTTTAATACATACTCACCGCTTGACAGTTCGGGAAATGTTACCGATATATCAAACGTATTGCTACATCTATTAAAAACTAAATCATTAATAGGAACGTCAATCCATTTCTTTCCGTTGATGATTTTCTTGACTTTTACTTTATTATACTCAATTGTTTGCGTATCATCATACACACCAAGAGTAGTCGTAATAGTGCAAAATCTTTTTTTATTTATCTGTATCATATATAATAGTGTAATAAAAAAAATAATGGCTACCTAAATCAATAGATAGCCATTAATAAAATAGCCATTAGCTATTCATTATTCAAAAACCTTAGTGGTAGTATCGAGTTCGTTATTCACGATAACTTGACCATGCGATGCTTCTTCTGCGGTGAACGTAGCTGTATAACCCTGTGAGTCGGTTGTTCCTGCACCTGTGCTTGACTGTACTTGCGTACATACCGCTCCAAACTCTTCTCCCATAATAACTTGATTGCCGTCTGCAAGAGTAATTCGAGCAAGAAGTTTAACGTTAGGATTACAAATTGTATCAAGCGTTTCGCGTGTCTGTTCGTTATAACCTGCAAAGAAAACGGTCAACGTCTGCGTTACAACAGAAGAGCCGTTATCGTTGTTCGTGAGAGCCTCAACATAGTTAGTAGTCTTGTCTTGATTGTTGTAGTTAACATCAAGCCATTTAGTTACATTACTATAACCGCCCTCAATCCAATCCGCAAGCTCAATCTTAGTTACACCGCCTGTGGGTGCATTACAATTCAGAGCTACGTTTGAAAGTCCTTTATAGAGGTCTTTAAAATTACATCCCATAATTAACCTTTAATAATTGCAAGTGAGTTTTCTTCTGCTACAATTTCGAGCTGAATCATAGACTTATCACCACGTGACGCACCCGACTGAGCGTTGTCGCTCTTAACCTGCGCACCGTATTCAGACCCGATAATAATCTGTTTCTTCGCCTTATTAGTCACGGTGACTTTAAAGCGCATATTTGGATTAGAGAACTTCTCAGTTTTCTCCATGTATACCATTCGAGGGATTTCAAGCTGCAAGGTCTGCACGCACTGAGTAATACCTGTGAGGTCAGCGGTCTTAGTTTCCGAGAAGTTTGAATAACCGTCGTGGTTGTTAAATTCAATATCAAATGTAACAAGCGGCTGTTTGGTAGCTTCATCGATAAGAAGAGACTCGAAAGTTACCTTTTCAATACCACCAAAAGCCATTTGACAGTCGTAGGCGAGAACAAGGTCGTCGCCAAGTTTAACCGAACAAGGCATAGAATATTATTTAAAAGGGGAGTATATTTCAACTCCCCAAGTTATTAATCAATTAGTTATTTCGTGGTAGTCGTCTTTGTTTCTTTCGTGCCCTTGAAGTTATGCACCACCAAGTCTTCGCGACGAATATCGAAACCAAGACGGAACTGACCGTAGAATTGGTCGAGATTTTTCAGCGGCTCATACTCAGACTGCAAAGCCTTAACGTCGCCAAAGTCGTCGGTAATCAAGAGGAAGTTTGCAGGGTACGTAATGATAATTTCACCGTCTGCGAGGTACGACCAACATTCTACCTTAAAGCCCATCCAGCCAGGAATCTGACCCTCGATAATACCCACAGGAGTAGTAGTGTATTTCTTAGACATCGCAATTTGATAGTGCTGAATCATGCGAGCATTCATGTAAATAACAGGCTTGTACTCTTCGTCAGTCTGACCCATATAAGAGTTAATCATATCAGAAGAGAAACCTTTGTACATCAATTCGAGAACGTCGAGAATGTTGGTTTCATCAACCGTTGCATATGTGGAAGCCGTATCAATAACCTGATAGCCTTTCTTGTTAGCTTTGTTTACGCCGCCAGCGAGTACTTTCTTGTGAATTTCTTCGTAAGCAACCTCCATACATTTTTCACCGATGCGCTTAGCGAAGTAGTCAAACAGCCATTCTTTAAAGTCGTCGTCAAACGTCTGTTCGTTCAGCTGACCCTTACGGAGCATAAGTGAGCGATAAGTTTCCTGCAACGAAGTCTTACAGTTCGAGAAATACCAAGTGAATGCGTCATTAGTAATTTCTTTTTCTTCAAGCGTCCATGTACCGTCACCGCCTTTGGTCACGTCGCAAATATCGTTACCGAACGAAATAGATGCGTCATACACAGGAATCTGTGCTTTTGATTTAACACCGTCAATAAGGGTCATTTTGTTGAGGAAAGAATCGCTCATCATCACCTTGTCAATAAAAAGCTCCTGCTTTCTATTTCCCCAACCTGTTTGTTTAATGCTATCTGCAATAGTACCTGTACTCATATCTTATAAAGTAATTATCATTTAAAACGTTTGAAATTTGATTTGAGCATATTAAGCACTTCGAGCTTGCTCATTTTCTCGAGCTTAGAGTTCTGAACGTCAGATGCGAAGTTCTGTGCTGAAAGAGTAGCCTGTTTGTCTTTCAGTTTCAAGAGAGCATTTTCCTCAGCCAATCTCTTGTTTTCACCAGAAAGCTTTTGCATTTCGCCAAACTTTTCTTCAAGTTGTTTGATAGCAGACAAAATAGAATTGCCATCAATAGTAGGTTCGTCAACATTTGCCTCATCGTTAGTAGGTTCAACAACTTCTTCTTTAATCTCTGTAATTACGCCGTTCTCAGCCGTAACTTCTTTTCCGTCCTCGCTAAATTTACCCGAAAACTTTTCAATACCATTGCCTTTGTCTACAAATACTGTTTCACCGACGGCAATAGCAGAATAAATGTACTTCTCCATTTCGTATTTAAAAGAATTATAAGCCTCAATGGAAAATCCATTTAGCTCTTCGTTAATAATCTTCTTCCAGATTAAATCATCATTAATCTTAGCAGACATAAACAATGTGCCTTTTGGGCAATTGAATCCGTAGATGTTCGACTTGTCTTCGTCAAACTCTTTAATCCAAAGCTCCGATGCAGTAACCTGCCAACGTTCAAGATAACCCTCATGGTTAAGATTGAAGTTGTTATTAGCTCCGTTTCGCATCATCTTGTCTGACATAAGTCTAATTGTAGCGGCATCAAACTTCACAAAGAACTCATTTCCCCAATCATCTACTCGGTAAATAAGTTTATCGGGAATCATCAAAGGCGCAACAATAAGACGCTTCTCAGTGTCAAATGATACTCGCGGAACAGGTTTTACCTCGGAAAACTTAGCAAACAAATGTTCAAATGCTGGATGGTCTACAAGTGAAATACACCAAATACCCTCATCCGATTCGCCTGTCATTTGTGCTGTGTACACAGGTAAACTCTTCATATTATAATAGTGTAAATTAAATATATTCTCCGCTTAGATTTAGTATATATAATCCAGCTTTCTTAGTTATTTTTCTACTCTTAGGTATCAATAGTTTGAAATAACACTCATAATCTGAATATTTCATATCCTCGATAGAGTTACTGTATAAAACATAACTTGAAGATTCTGTTGCTTCTGGCGTTTCATATACTACTTTATTTTGAGTTTGGTTAGGAAAGTAACTTCCGTACCCATAAATACAATAAGGGTATATGATAAAGTTACCGTCAAGACCAAGTGATATTGAATTCATATCATCCCATTCGGCTTCAAGTAGTTTTGTGTCTTGAAAGTTTGCAATATTCTTAACGCTACTATCATAAACCGTATTATACTGACCATAAGACTCAACCTCAACTTCCTTTTCGGTACTTGTCAATATTAGCTTCTTGTTTAAATCTTCGATTTCATATACTGTAAAATCAAAAGAAATACCAGCATAAGTATCACTTGCACCGTCAAAGAATTTCTTGCTCAAACTCTTAATCACCAAATGGTATTCAGAAGCATATCCGTTAATTCTTTTAGCTACATGAAAACCACCAAGAGGGCAAGCAAGTTCAATCTTTTTAGTCTTTGCATTTCTTATAACAACAATTCTATTTGCTTTTTCAGTCATTGTGCTTATAAGATTAACAGACTCTTCTTCTTCAACAACAATACCTATTTGTTGCAAATAAAAAGATTCACCATTAAATGTTTTTCTATAATAACTTGAAGGTCTTAGTTCTCCTGTACTATAATCAGTAATACCTTGTCTATAAATATTCTTTGCTTTTAGATTATATATTTTAGTTATAGGAGATATACCAACACTACAAGAACTATCAATAGAATCTTTATTATAATTATTAGCTATACCTAATGTATTAATTACTACTCCCATATCTTAGCTAATTTAAGTTTTACAATAGAACCATTTTTAGAAGAGTAATTTATATTAGAAGCTTCAACTAAAAACCATTTATTATTCATGTAACTAAATTCACTCCCACTTAATAGTGCTGAAATTTTTGATTGTGATAGATAAAAATCACCCTCAATAAAGATAGCTTTTGAAGAATAAACATTATTTATGATTTTCCCAAAGTAGTAATCAAGCGCGTTAACGTATTCACCTGTTGTATCATCCTTATCGTTAAATGATAAGCTAATCTTTTTACCTGTATTAGATGAAGAAAACATCGACATTTTTGGGAACGCTTGATATATCCAGCCATTCGTATAATCTTCAAGCAAATAGCAACTCTTAGGCTCTTTGTAGTCGTCGGTTGTGTCAAAGTCTAATGGTAGATAAATTTCCATAACAACATTAGAAACAAGCCTGCCTTTTTCGTCTGTGTAATCTGCATCCCAATGTGGGTTAAACTCTACTGTATATGCAGTCGAATTTTTCGTTGCGGTATAATCGCAATAGTCTATAAATTCAACAACAGTAGAAGTTAGGTCTAATTCAAGGATAGACATACGTCTTTTTACGGTTGCCCTTCCTGTTGTAGAAACATTAGCCGAAAATGTAGTACCACCTGAGCTTACAGTGCCAATTGTTATATGCCTTTTGTTTAGGGCATTTGTATAGCTATTGTCGTATTTGCAAACAAGAGAAATATATCCATTTGTAACAGTAGAGCTTGCATTTTGCATTGTTACCGACTGCTCGTAAGGATAAGTTAATATCATCATCTCTCTTACATTTGCAGTTCCAGATTTTTTGAGCTTGCTATTTGTTTCAATAAACACAAGACCGTCTTTTCCGTACAAAAACTCTTCCAACAAAACGCCAACTTTCTGCGTAAGAACTTGACATACCATTACAGTATTGTCCAAAAATCCATATCGCAAACCGTAGTCACTCCTTGCAATATTTTCATAAACAGGAACACCGAGAATAGGAGGAATGTTTGCATATTCTTCAAGTACATCCGTGTTACTACTTGAAGTGTAGTCTTTAAATAATTCGTTTTGATGAATACAAGAGTTAAGAGAAACTTCTTTGTTTTCCTTTGATAATTCATCAATGTATATCTTTTCGGAAGAACCTGTTGATATGCCATTTGAATATTTATCCTTAACAGATTTTCCGTCTGCGTTTTTAATTTGGAAATACTCTATACTGTTATCCGAGCCATTTTTTGTAACGCTAATATCTCCGTCAAGAAATCCGTCAAGCTCTATATATTTTTTGTTTTCAGACAAAGAGCCATTCGTGATAAGGATAGACTTTTGTCCGTTTACAATAGCTTTAAGATTGAATCTGTTGAAGAAGTCTTTAATGTAGCTTTCAACGCTAATTGCAGCCGAGTTAATTGTTTCCGCTATATCCGCAATATTGATACTATAATCGGTAGGGTCATAAGACGACATATCACTAAAACTATAATATCCGTCTGTATCTTTATAAAATCCTCTATCATCTACATCAAAAGCGCCGCAAAGCTCATAGAAATCATCATCATTCAAGGCAATATCATTCACCTCTATTTCAAATGATGTTGTTGAGCTTGTATTTTTAACTGAGAATGCAACAACAGACGTGTAGTCCGTAGTTCCTTCCTCTGTTATAACATCTCCCGAAAACACAAACTTTCTTCCTCCTGCGGTTATCGTTATAGGATTTATAGCCATTAAGACCATGCGAGCTTGTATATCATTCCCAGCTTCAATTTTTGCAGGTTGCATATAAAGACTTTCATCTTCTTTTCTTTCGGAGTTTAAGCCAATTGACAGCGTTAATTCACCGTTAACACCAAGGCGACCTGACCCTATATTATAGTATTCGCCACCAACACATATAGCAACGTTAACATCTCCACCTGTTGTTGTAATAGGAAGTTCTCCGCCTTTTACATTAAGACCATACATCATTTTCAAAGATAGGTCTTGTTTTCCTACATAGTACGGAATTGCATTGACGTTGTAAGTTTTTCGGAGCTTGCTATCTATGTTTGAAAAGAATCTATACTCATCAAGACTACCCTCGTTGTCAAGGATTGAAACAGCGGTAGTAATATCCGATTTTAAATTACATTCGGGAATACAATCAAACAAAGATATATTAGAGGCAAAAGACTTATTCAAATAAGATATTGCGCTTGTAGTTTTTGGCTTAGCACTTGCAAAATACTTTATAGGAATAATAGTCAAAACAGTATTAAGCTCGCTAAGTGAACTGTCAAACGTTATATCAAATCCATGTTTAGCTCCAAGCTTCTCAATGTAATTTACAGGTCTAATAGCCATAGGAAGTTGACCTTTCGCATCAATACCACCTGTCCAACAGAAGTTTCCGCCAAATTGACTTCTAAAAGCTTCATATCCGCAAGTATCAGCCCAAACGTACGATACTGTTCCGTCACCGCTAATAGATGTCTTATTTACATTGAAGTATCTTTTATCCTTATCATCTTTGAATAGCTCTCCAATGTTTTTAGACTTATACTTTTTCAATATGTAAGTGAAGAAGTCTACAATTTGAACAGACACTTGCTCGCCAAGTTTTTCAATCGTAATATCATTCACATATGCATAGCCAGACAGTACAAGGTTTCCGTCATAGTCGTATAGCATAGCGGTAATATCTTCCGATTCAAAATCAAAAGTACTATGGTTGAACCCAAGAATATCTGAGTTATTCTCAGTCAACGGTATCTGAAATTCGTAAGAGTGCGGGTTTGTTGTGAGATTGTCCGAGTCCACGGAGATAGGTTTGTAACCACCTTTAATCTCCGTGTCCTTGAACATATCCACTACCCTGTCATTGAGGTATAGTTTCATAATGAAGTTTTATCTGTAACAATAGTACGATATTTATTGTCTTTGCCAATATCGGCAGAAACAATGTATGCTCTAACTGGTCTATCCAACGCCTCTATTAAAGCCGCCATATTAGCCCCAGAATTGCTCTGTGTTGAGCTTAAAGTGTCGTTGTTGATAGATTCCAAGAGCGAACGATATTTTGCCGTAGAGGAGCGATTTACAATGTATTCACCGCCCTCCATTTCTCTTACCTCTCCGCCAACAGAAAACTTAATACCACCGTCAGCGTGAGAAGCACCTGTAACATAACCACCGTCCTCGTATTTTTGAGGGACATATTTCTCTTTATTGATAGCCGCCATTTTAGCCGCATACTGACCTGTTGCAAGACCTGTCATAACAGCCATCATAGACGCATAGAACGCAGGAGCAAGAACACCCATGCCAGCTACGCCCTCCATAAGCCCGATTGCAATGTTGGCAATACTAATAGCGTAGTCAATAGTAGCTTGTTGTTTCTTAGCTTTCTTTTCCGCGTTAAATTGCTTTTCCATAAGCTTGTTAGACTTTTCATATTCGTCTTGTTCAAGCTTTCGTTTACGGTCAGCATATTGCGCGTTATTGATGATGCCTGCATCTAAAAGACCTTTGTTGGCTTTATCAATACGTTCGTTTTTCTCTTTTTCATTTTCTATCTCCTTTTCAATTCGCTCACGTTGGTACTCCAACATTTGGTCTTGAATCTGTTTATAGAGGTCGGCTGAGCTTTGCAAAACTTCCATACCCATCGAGGCAATCTCTTTTGTCTTGCTCATCTTATTGCTCTTTTCCTCTTCGCTTGTGCTCTCGCTTTCATCGTAAATACTATCCTCCATATCACGAAGTTTCTTATCCTCGCTACGATATTTTTCGACAGAGCTTTGTTTGCCTTTTATAGCTGAATTTTTCTGTG